GCCCGACATGACCTTGAGCGAGCGCTCCATGAGCGCCAGCGTGGTGCCCACCGGCGCGTTGTTACTGATGTCGCCGACCTGGATATCGGCGACGGACCCGATCCTGCGGCCCTCGTCGACCAGGTTGCCTAGCAGCTGGTACAGCGTCTGCGAGGGCTCCTTGAACGGCAGGGGCATGATGGCGTCCTTAAGCGCCCCGCTCGGCACGTCCACGTCCCGGAACTCGCCCGGCATCAGTGGGGTGTTGTCGCCCTTGACCCTGGCACCCCGAGCCTTGAACCCTGCCTGCAGGTTCGCCAGCGTGCCCGCGTCGATCAGCTGCCGCAGGATGGATGTCGACGCCTTCGCCAGCCCACCAAGCAGATGGATAAGCCCGATACCGTAGAAGCCCATACCGGGGAGGTAGAGGTAATGCACAAAGTGCATGCGCTTGCGCTTGCGCGGGTCGTCCTCGTACCAATTTCGGCGAATAGAGAGGATGGTGCGCGACGACTTGTCGATTGTGACGACGTAGGGGCGTGCCACCCCATCGGGGTCGGCGAAGGGTTCAGGCAGGTCGATGTCGACGTGCATCTCCAGCAGCATGTGCCGGTCGTCGTCGCTCGCCGAGACCTCGGCCCCGGACAGCTCGTTGTACTTCTCCTGGATGTCGCTGATCTCTGCCGCCGGTTCCGGCAGCTCGACATCACGATAGAAGCCCTCGACCTGCAGTTTCCTGACCTCGTTCGGGTATTTGCGCATAACATGCGTATACCGCGGACACCGCTTGAGGCTGGAGGCACCGTAGGAGACCACGAAGTCTTCCGCTGGCACGAATACGGCAACGGGCTGGTCCTCGACCGGGTCGTAGTAGACTTTCTTGAAGGCGGAGCCGGCCAGCGGAAGCCGGAATGTCAGCGCCTCCATCTCTTCCCGGTACTCGGACATCTCCTCGGTGATGAGGTAGTTCAGCTCGGACTTGACCCGCACGGCCTGTTCGGCGCGCTCTCGCGTCATCTTGCCGATGATCTTTGTGCCGACGGGTCCCCCGGCCGGCATCATCTCGCTCATGGCCTGCGCCTGAAACCGCACGGCGGACTCGGCGAGCATCGGGTGGAACACCCCGGACGCCCCGGCCCAAGGCTGCGTTCGCTCCTCGATCTTCATCCCCAGCAGGTCGAGTCCTTGCACGTAGGCACGTGCCCAGGCCTCCCGGCTGCGCAGGTCTTCTTCGAAATCGGCCACGAGCTCCGAGGCCAGGCTCTGCAGCTCGCTGTCTTCGAGGTATTCGGCAAGGTTGGCCGTGTGGTCGTCGGGGCTACCGGAAGCACCAGGGTCCTTCGGGCCGAACTCGATGACGAGGTCGTCTCCGTCGAGCGCCACACTAACACTTCCCGGAGCAAGTTCGAGCTCGATGGAAACGTCGAGAGCGCCGGGGGCGCCGAGAGCGCCGGGGGCGTCGGAAGCACCCGTCGGCGCACCGGTCTCGGGGTCGTACGGAGGCCGGAACGGCACCAAGGGCTTGTCGACGTTCACTTCGTTCGCTCCTTCACACAGCTCCGCCGTGTGTACCACGCGGGCACTTATTTCAATAGTAGTCCGCTTTGCGGGGCAACGCGAACTTATCCTCGTCGCGCCCCAGCGGGGCGCTCGCAACGCCACCTACTTCAATAGTAGTCCGCTTTGCGGGGCAACGCGAACTTATCCTCGTCCAACTCATCTGTCGGCAGTGCGATGAACCCGCCCTGGCGGAACCGCATGAGCGCGATTGTCGTAGCGTCGACCAGGTCGTCATGGGGCCCGAACGGGAAAGCCGCGATCTCTTCGACGAGTTCTTCCGCCCAGCGCCTGTCCGGCACCCAGACCACGCCGGAAGAGACGATGTCGGCCACGCTATTGAGGCGCGCGGTCTTGTCTCCGCTTCCACGGTGCGGAGTGTACTCCTGCACAGGGATGCCCATGCGCCGCAGCTCCTGGTACAAGGCGACGCCAGCGGACTTCTTCTCGACGATGAATGCGTCGGGCTCCCAGTCGCGATACATCTGCAGTGTCTGCCGCTTCAGCTCGGGGAACTCGTACCGCTCCTTGACCGAATGGAGCAGGATGATGGCGCGGTTGCCTTCCGTCTCGTTGTCGAACACCCCCCAGACGGTGATAGCCGTGTAGTCGGCACGGTTGTGGGCCTCGGCCGCGGCGTCGATAGTCATGATGACGTAGTCGCAGCGGGGCGGCTGCTCCCGCTCCCATTTGCGCCACCACTCCCGCTTGATGATGGCGGCCTCTTCGGCAGTGGGCTGCTGCTGGTATTGGGCATTCCACTGGTACGCAGGCATCGACGCCTTGGTCCGCAGCAGGGCGGGCAGGTCGAAGAACTCCGGCCACAGTGCCTTTTGTACTATCTTGACCTCGCCTGTGGCCTCGTCGGTCTTTTCAACCTCCAAAATAGCCGGAAACTCGAAGATTTCGTACTGATCGGCACCATTCTGCTTCGCCATGTCACCGATGACACGGCCAATGAGGTCGTGCGGTGCCCAGCGCGTCGCGACGATTGCGACTTTACCCCCGGGCATCAGTCGCGTGCGTGCGCCGAAAGTGAACCACTCGTAAGCTTTCTGGAAGGTAGAGAAGTTCCCTGACAGCACGTCCTGTTCGCTATGTGGGTCGTCGATAATCAGCATGTGTGCGCCGCGCCCGGCGAGTGCGGCACCGACCCCGGCTGCGAAAAACTCGCCGCCCATGTTCGTATTCCACCTACCGGCACTCTTGCTGTCGGGGGCAAGCGTGACGCCGGGGAAGACTTCTTTGTACTTTTCGGTGGCGACGAGGTTTCTGATCTTTCGCCCGAAGTCGACCGCAAGGTCTGTCGTGTGCGAAACCAGCATGACCTTATGTGTGGGGTTCTTGCCGATGTACCATGCGGCGAAGTAGATTGAGACAAGCTGGGAGTTATGGGTCGGTATGTGGGTTTTACCGACGAGATAGAGCCCGTCCGCCCGGTCAACCTGAATGCACCGGCCCAAGTGCGGCTCGACTCTGCGAATGGCTCTGATTGAAATCTTGCGACGCATTGAAAAGGTCGCAGGGCGCTTCCGGCTCAGCACGCACGGCAGAGGCTCGGTTGGCTGAAACCCTACGGTATAGACGGTGCTGCGCCCCTGTACACCGGAGCTTGACAGTGTGGGTTCCTGTTGCGTCACATAGCCCCTGAAGCCAAGCCCGACCACGAGCTCTCTTATATCCTCCGCAAGACTGGCCGATGCCACCACGATCCGGCACCTGCCGGTCCTTGCCTCGACATGCCCATCCGTGTCCATCAGGCCCGCAAGGAGTTGCATGCGCTGCTCCTGGCTAGACCGCTTGTACTGTTCGGGTATGGCCTTCCGACCCGTGCGGTTCTTACCCAGAAGACCCAAGTCAAACAGGGCTTGGGAGAGCTGACCTCGGACGTTGGGGCGCGGCCCCCCATAGGCTACCGTCGTTACCCCGGTGGTCGCATGAACAACCCGCATTGTCTCGTGGTACCCGGTCACACGAGCAAACGCCTGGAACAGCTCCTGGTCAACCCCGGTCACTGCGGGTGCTGTGGTTGCGCCATCCCCAAGCCAGACCCCCAACGCGTAGGGGTGCAGGGGTAGCTGTTGCTCGGGGTACTCCAACGGCTCCGCGTCGGGCAGCTGCCAAACGGCGCGAGACCCCCGCACGCCTCCCGGACCACGCCACACATACGCCTCCAACACGCGGGTCTCATGAACTTCGACTTTCCGGCTGTTTTGGTTTTTCCGACTATCCAGCACGGCCCATTCGTGGTTTTCGTGGCACCGTATAACCTCTCCGTTGGAGAACTCGACCTCGACATCTTGCACGGTCTCGGGTGCGATGGCGACGACTCGGGTGGGTTTCCCATCCAAACCGAACACATAGTCGCCGGGACGGAGGTCTCCGTGTCGTCTATACCCTTGTGGAGTGGGTACCAACGTATCATGCGCAAGCTGCTTGCCGTGGCGCGGAGCCAGGGACACGCAAATGCGGTCCTTCCTTCCACTTTCTATGTCTTCCAACAGTGCAGCGAGCCGCTTGTGGTGTGCACCGACCTTGTAGTCGTCCTGCATGTGCTGGCAGAAAGCGATGAGATCGGTTTGGAGGCGGTGGATTTTCTGCTGCTCTGCGTAGTCTTCGACGAGCCTGTGCAGCTCCGCCACTTCGGCATCGGAGAGCCGGTCGACGTTCTGCAGGAGCAGGTCGATTTCCTCAGCGGTGAAGACCGCTTCGCTCATGCTTCGCTCGCTTTGCTCACTCTTCTTCCAGATCGCTGCGGCTCATATTCAAGTCGATCACTTCCGTCAGGGCGCACTGCAGGGCACCCTGCATCGAATAGCCGCCGATGAAGCCCACGATGCCGTAGACCGCACGGAAGTCGGGCCCGTGGTGGGCCGTGGCGATGCCGACGATATCTCCGGCACGAGCTTCCTGCAGCAACCGTTCGAGATAGCGGATGACGCCCTCGTGGGGCTCTTTGGCTTGCAGAGTGATGTCAGGCCGCGCGCCAGGGCGCAAGGGCACGATGTTAGCTTCGCTCATTCTTCGCTCGCTTCGCCCACTTTGTTCACTTTGTTCACTTCGTCTTCTTCCCACTTTGGGGTAACATCTTTCCGCGCCGAGGGCGCGACGCCCACTGCGTTTTCAGTTTTTTTCGTCTTCTTCCCGCTTCGGGGTAACATCTTTCAGCTCGGCGAGCCGGGACCGCAGCCGCTCCCGCAGGTCGTCCGCCGTCTGGTGCGTTACCATGACCTCGCTACGCTCGGTGAACAGGCCGACGTCCGTGATCTTGCCCAGCATCTCGAGGGCACGAATACGGATCCGCGCGTCGGGGTTGTCCGTCTCTATCAGCAGCTTGTTCATCACGAGGTGACGCACTTGCACCGCGTCCTCGACGATCTTGTGGCCGAACTGCTCCAGCATGTCGGCAGTGAGCTGCAGGGCTGCCGGGGTCATCTTCCCCATGCGGATGGGTGTAGCAGCCCTGGATGTGGTGTCAGGGTCCGCGGCGTAAGCAGCCACAAGCCCGGCCGACGCAACCTTGTCTTCCTCCGAGGGGGCGGGCATCAGCAGCCCGTGCTCGGCCAGCAGCCGCGCAGCGTTCACAGCAGCCTTCGCAGATCGCAGCAGGTCGCCCTGTGCCTTCAGGTCATCCCTGGGCGGCACCGGCACGCCCTCGTCGATGTCGAGATGCAGCGTCATAAGGGGTATTCTATATAACAAGGGTGGGTTTGGAAAGAGGGGTAGGGTGGGGGCTGCCGAGCGCGCCGAGAGCGCAGGGGGGGGTGTTTGATTTTTTATAACGCCGAGAGCGCCGTTCGATTTTTGTTCTTTTTTATAGCGCCGAGAGCGCCGAGAGCGCCGTTCGATTTTTGTTCTTTTTTATAGCGCCGAGAGCGCCGAGAGCGCAGGGGGGTGTTTGATTTTTTATAACGCCGAGAGCGCCGAGAGCGCCGTTCGATTTTTGTTCTTTTTTGTGGTTATTCGAGCGTATTAGTATTGTATAGCACATCGTCCAAAATCCCCACAGCTGGGGGTGCCCCCATAGTGGGGTCGCGGCGCGCATAAGAAACATATCACGCGGCGTGGTATAGCGGAAAAGATTGCGCGCGGGGTTTCGCGCCATGGTATAAGATGTTATCGGCAGGGCAATGGTGCCAAGCTGATGCAGTCTGGAAAGGGATCAGACAATGACGACCAAGACGAAACCGAAAGCGCCCGTGGCGCAGGACGTGGCGCCCGTGGCGCAGGACGTGGCGCCGGACGTGGCGCCCGTGGCGCAGGACGTGGCACAGACCGGCTTCATCCTGTCCAACACCCAGCGTGACCTGTTCAGCGAGTGCGCCAGCACGTCGGGGTTGGGCGATCGTGCTAAAGTGACCTACGCCGCCAAGGTCCGGGCCTTCTACGACGCCATCGGCGGCGCCGCCGGGGTTGCCAAGCTCCCGCGCAGCGCGGGCAAGGGCAGTGCCCAGCCGGCCGATTGGCAGGAAATGTCGCTGGCGTGGGCCCACGACTACCTGACCGCTGAAGAGAAGGTCATCTGGTTGTCGGATAAGCCGGAACACAAGAAAGCCGCGACGCTCCTGCGTCAGAAATCGACTGAAGCGTTGAAGCGGTTTCTGAACGCGTTGGATGCTATCGGCACGGAACGGGCTCGCAACACCGCGCTCGACGTGATCGGCAACTACTTGGACAAGGCCTTTCAGGCCTTGCACAACCAGCACAGCAAGGGCGAGGATGCAGTGATTGAACCGCCGCGGGCCAAGGCCGCGATGCTCAGCATCCATCGCGCCCAGCAGGAACTGGGCCTCAAGCTCAGCACGCCGAATAAGAAATGAACACCAAGCCCCGCCGGTCACCCGGCGGGGCTCCCATCAATCCCACGGAAAGGAAACGCCATGAAATATGTACTTGGACCTGGCAAGCATGTTCGGATCGTCACAACTGGCGAGATACTGTTTGTTACCGAACATTGCTCTAGCTTTTCACTAGCGCCGGACAAATATCCGCATCGCATCTGGATCCGGGCAAAACATGACGGTGTCATGCGGCTCTTTACGTCGGACGCCGATGGCCGTTTTCCACAACTTGAATTGGCCTAACACCACCAAGCCCCGCCGGGTGACCGGCGGGGTTTCCCTCCCCTCACACACAAGGATCACTGCCATGAGTGCCTATAATGCCAACGCCGTTTGCTGCGACAGCCCTTGCGGTACCCGCTTCTACCTTGACGCGTCCAGCGGCTGGACATGCTATCCGGATCTCGCAACCCGGTTTAACGACCACATCGCGACCATTCTCTGCAAAGAGCTCAGTGTTCCGCAAGAGCCAGAAGGCTTGTGGTCTAAACCTTACACGGTGTGTTATTACTCGCTGGACACCTAGTTCCGATCTGTATGAAACCCCGCCGGGCGACCGGCGGGGTTTTTTTTGTGTCTGCACCTGGCCCA